CAGCGCACACGTCGTGGCGCTGGTAACTATGCTGTTGTCTCTTCTGCCGCACTCACAGTGTTGCAAAGTGCAACTACTAGTGCTTTTGCTCGCACTACAGAAGGCACATTCGAAGCACCTACAAACACCAAGTTTGTTGGTACATTGAACGGCGCTATGCGTGTGTTCGTTGACTCTTATGCAAGTGATACAACACCAGTGTTGGTCGGTTACAAAGGTTCTTCTGAAGCAGACGCTCCAGCATTCTACTGCCCATACATTCCTTTGATGAGTTCAGGCGTGGTGTTGGATCCAACAACATTCGAACCAGTAGTGTCATTCATGACAAGATATGGCTACATCGAGTTGACAAACACTGCATCAAGCTTCGGCAATGCTGGCGATTATGTCGGCGAGATAGCGGTGAGTAATTTGTCGTTCTCCTAAGATCGACTTGTTGCTTTGCAACTCAAAAAAGCACCTTCGGGTGCTTTTTTTATTGACAAAAATATCTAAAATTGTTATTGTTATTAGGGGATATAGTTGTATCAAACTAAATAACAATATGAAACCTTATACATATCTAATCAAACATCGCCCGAGTGGTAAAGTTTACTATGGATTTAGAGCCGCTAACAAAGTTAATCCTGATCAAGACCTTTGGAAACAATATTTTACAAGTAGTCTAAAAGTTCAACAACTAATCGAAGAAACTGGCACAGATAGTTTTGATGTAGAAAAACGTAGGATCTTTGAAAGCAAAGAGCAAGCAGTGTCTTGGGAAACACGGGTGCTTCGTCGGTGTAAAGTATTAACAGATGACCGCTGGATAAATCAAAACGTAGCAGGGTACATAGTTCCTACAGACGAAAGCAGAAAAAAGATTAGCGAGTATCACAAAGATAAACCAAAGAGTAAAGAACACAAACAAAATTTAAGTAAATCACAAAAAGGTAGCAAGCGCCCCTGGTCTGCTAAAAATCTTCCAACAGATACTAAAGGTGAAAACAACGGAATGTTTGGTAAGCATCATTCTGAAGAGGCAAAGAAAAAAATTGGGGAGAAAAATCGAATTCACATGCAAGGTGATAATAATCCAATGCGTAAAGTAGAATGGACAGAAGATCGACGTAAATCAATGGGAGATCGTGCTCGTGGTACTAAATGGACACAAGAGGCAATCGGTGCTCGATCAGAAAAACTACGTGGTCAAAAACGACAAAAACTCTACTGCCCTCATTGTGCTCGAGACATAGCAGTAGGGTGGTACGATAGACACGGTGACAAATGCTGTGCCCGACGCAATACCCTGTAACAAAAATTCACCGTGAGATGGGAAGGCAAGAAACCTGCTTCGGCAGGTTTTTTGTTGGCTATATACTCGATGATATATCATTTAAACCCTGAACGTTTTTATACCGATCGAACTTATCTTACCCAATGGTTGTTAGAAGATACATTAGTAATAACAGACAACGATTTTGAAAACTGTGTTGAAACATTAAATTTGCTATCTACTCACCCTTTGAAAAATCAAGTTGTAGATATAACGCATAATCCTTATCCAGATAATAAAATACCAACCAACATAGACCCAATATTGACTAACAATTTTGAGTTTTGGTTGCAACCTAAACCAGGTGTATATTTTTTTCCAATATTTTTATGGATGTTCAGCTTGAGAGCAAATCTTTGGTGGCCTAGATTTGTTATGGATGCCAGATCAAATAAAACACAAAACGTTATGTGCCTAAACAATAACACTCGACCTCATAGAACATATTTGTTTGAAGAATTTCAACGTAAAAATGTATTAGATCAAATGATGTATACGTTTACTAACTATCGTGTGTTACCGGGAGAAAGTCTAGAGAATAGACAAATGAATGATGGATTTTATGGCCTTGGCCATGCAGTTTATAATCAGTATGCAGTGAATCTTGTAACTGAAACAGTAATAGACCAATCATGGATAAGCGAAAAAACTTGCAAACCATTCATGGCTAGACAAATTCCAATAATTGCTTGTGGCCCAGGAGTGAATAAATTTTTACAGGATATAGGACTAGATATGTTTAGCGATATTGTGCCTTGGGAGTCGTGGGATAATGAAACTAACTCTACTGTCAGACTTCAGAAAATTGCTAATTTCATAGAGCAATGGGTACTCAGTGGAACTATATTAGATGATTATTATCGAGTGTTAGATCGAGTGGAACATAACAAGCAATATTTTCATAGCGAAAAATTTAGAAACAAAATTATGATTCAAATGGATCAATTTAAACCTCATACCACTACAGGTATTAGATAGTCTTCTTGGTAACACTGGTGAGAAATTGCCGTTTTGAACTGGTCTTTAAGACTTGTTAATTTGCAATTGATTTTGTAAAAATCCACGGCCATTGTATGTACGCTCATACAAACTGTTATTGGTGATTACAGTGCTTGTTCTGGTACCGTAAGTTAAATCTTTTCTCGCATGATTTTGTTCAAGCAACTCAAACAGTTTATCTACATCATTTGAAAAGTTAGAAGCCAAGCAGTTTGTTATAGCAGGGTCAAATTCATCATTGGTAATCACATAAATTCCAGGGGAGAGTATGTGTGATTTTTGTTTTGGGTTTGTAGTAACAACAAGATTGTTACCATCACACAACACCAAGTTAAAATGATTGTATCGGTCGTGGTTGAGTTGATTGGAATATTCTACAGCAGTATCATGGCCAGCAACAAATTGTCTGACCAATTGCCCACGACTTTTTATTCCAGGCTCAAATGTTTTTCGCAGATTTGTAACAGCACCAAATCTAGAATCGTTAACACCTAACCACGTACCTTGACTGATGCAATCTTGACCACCAATGTAGTCACCCCAGTTCTGTGCAAGTTTAGTAGGACGATCAAAAAATTCATCTCTGTTGAATCCCACAACCAATGGTTCATGAGCGCAATGTTGCCAAGCAATCAGCGCCAAACACATTAGACTTTGTACCAAGAAAGATATTGGGTAATCTTCTTGGTAACACTGGCCCAGTCACCGCGAGTGGGTTGTCTAAACAATGTGGCAGTGGGATACCAAGGACTATTGTTGCGATCCAGCAACCAACGCCAGTCCTGTCCATATTGATTCAGCATCACCCAAGTTGGCCTGCCCAAGGCACCAGCAAGATGACTGATGGCAGTATCAACAGATATCACCACATCCATGTGCATGAGCAAAGCCGCTGTATCTGCAAAACTAGAAATGCTGTTGGGGTATGCAGTAACTCCGGCAGCCGACAATTCTGCTTCTTCTTCGGGACTAACATCAACTTGTAAATTAATCCATTCGTATTGTGGATTTGAGCGAATCATTTCAAGTATCACAGGAAACGGCACACTCTTGTGTTGATGTATCCAAGAATCTTTGCGACCACTCCAACTCACACCCACACGCATACGTTTTTTAGGTCCTAGTCTATCTTGCCACCCTTTCATCAATGCCGGTATGGCAGTGAGATAACTTTGTACTCTTGGTAAATTATCCAAAGTGATTCCTAGTACAGTAGGAATGCTCATGATGGGAACCCAGTAATCAAACTCACCCATGTCTTCACCGTATCTTCCGGTGTGCGTGATAATATCACTCTGATTCAACAAAGGAATCAATCCGTCTGTGACCTGTAGTTTGACTCGAGCACCCATGGCATGTAGATTAAAAATAAATCTTGAAAATTGAATGCAGTCGCCGTGCCCTTGCTCACCTACTACAAGAATAGTCTTGTCACGGAGGTCTTCACCACGCCAACGAGGTTGTGTGAATCGGGGTTCTGTTCCAGCAAGATGTTCAAACTGCCAACGAGTTTCATATTGAGTCCAACCACGTTGGTAATCTCCAGACAACAAGTATGCCACCGCTAAATTAAATTGTGCAGTGATGTTGGTGGGATCTAACAAAATAGAATGTTGTAAAAACGGAATAGCACGTTGGGGGTGGCCTAGTTCACGCATGACATTGCCGTAGTTGCAAAATGCTGGAGCATTGTCTGGATCATCTACTAACACCTGCGCATAACACCGGAGTGATTTTTCGGGTTCATGGCTAGCACGATACTGATTGCCTTGTTCGATTAAGTCTACTTGTTGTTGATTCATAGGGATATTTACGCTGTGGCAGTAGTCTATTTTACATTTTCGCTAAATACTTGTCAACACAATACGGTGTTTTATGCAGGTTTCCCCTGCGTAGCGGCTAGAACCCGCATTGGGCTTCTATAAGGAGAAATCAAATGGGAAGAGCTCTTAAAATTCAAAAAAACAACGTTGGTGCAGGTACCACCGTTTCTGGATCAAATCCAGTAGTTACCTCATACAATCAAACTGTTTTGGCAGACGCCGCCTATCCTAACTTTGGATCGTTGACTAACCCAGCGTATAATACACCAGTTCAAACGTTAGACAGCACACAGTATCTAGGCGTAGTTGGGGGCTCACCTGCTACTAGTACTGCAAGTGCAACTTATCCAGAAATTTCTGCGTTAGTTAACATTTTACTTGTTGACGGATCAGATTCGCAAACCGCCACAAGTTCATACACAGGTCGTATCATACGCCAAAAAGGTAGTCACAAGTTTTTGGTTGCCGCAACTGGTGCAACTATTGCTGACGAAGACCTGCTGGTTGGACAGGCATACCAAATTGCCTCCCTTGGCACAACCAACTGGCAAGCATGTGGTGCTCCAGCAGGTGCAGCCGTTGGCGATGTATTCACTTGCACAGCGGATGCTGGCGCAGGTACAGGTACAGCCTACGCAGTTGGCCAATGTGTGTTGTCAAACACAGCCACTCCAACCGCCGGTAACATGAGTATCTTGTATTCAGTTGGAGACTCAAGTGCGGTGTATGCTAGTTACATTACCAACAAGTGGGTGCGTGATTGGAACGGTATGACTTACGGTAACTACAGCAACAGTAACCTTGGTACAAACGTTCAATCTAATGAAAACTTCTATCCAACCAACTTCTTCACAGACGAAGGTAACGTCACATGGTCTGGTGCAGAAGTTATTTCTAGTGCTCAAGCACAAAACGGCACATTACAATTGGCACAGATTGCCAGCGTTACAAGTTAATTTGTAACCCCCGACAATCCTCCCGGATACATACTGGGAGGATTTTTTATGGCCGCGGCATTTGTGTTAGGTAACGGTGTAAGCCGACAAGCAGTGGATTTAACAGCGTTAAAAACATTAGGAACCACCTATGGGTGTAATGCTATCTATCGTGAGTTTGTGCCTGATGTGTTGATTAGCACAGACACTCCTATAAGTGAATGTATACAGCACGAAGGCTATAGCCAGAAAAACGTTCACTACACCCGCAAACCCTTGCCTGACTCGGGAGCAAGACGCATAGCGCAAAAATATTTTGGCTACAGTTCTGGACCTGTAGCAGTATCTCAAGCCGCAATCGATGGAGCAACGGCTGTGTATTTGATAGGTTTTGATCTAGGACCCACACGTACCGGTAGATTTAACAACTGTTATGCTGACACAGAATTCTACAAAAAAAGTTCTGCCAATCCTACTTTTACCGGCAACTGGGTTAGACAATTACAAACCATAATGAAAGATTATCCCAAGACCAGTTTCTTTAGAATAGTAGGAGATACCACTGCAGAGGTACGTGAATTACTGGCTATACCCAATCTAGCACACATGCAAATGGCGATTTTTCAGAATTGTCTTGTGTCTAAAGAAATTTAACCAAAACTCTCAACTGTAATTTTTAACTAAATACCCCAGAGGATATGGTTTACCTATGACACAACAGATAATAGATGTAGGGGCGGCTGCCAATGATGGCACAGGTGAGCCCTTACGTAATGCCTTTACCGCAGTAAACGACAATTTTACACAGATTTGGACTGCTGGGCCTGTAGGTAGCCAGGTTCAGATTTCTGGCAACATAATTACAACCACAGTTACAAATCTAGGGTTGACTCTGGCCGGCAATGGAATCGGTAATATTCAAGCCAACAGCACTGTTGTTCCCGGAACATCGGGTGTATACGATCTTGGTGCTCCAGACAGAACATTTCAATACATTTATGGTGATTACCTTGTTGGTAACGGTGCATTAATCACAGGTATCGTTGCCAACACCAGTTACAACAATGCTAACGTAGCGGCATTTTTACCCACTTACACAGGCAATTTGGTCAGCCTAACCGGACCGGTTAGAACCACAGCCAACGTCATAGCCGGCAATATCATAACCAGCGGCTTCTTGGGAGTCACTGGCAACATTACCGGTGGCAACATCACCGGCAATAATTTAATCAGTTCAGGATACGTTTCTGCTGTTGGTAATATAACCACCGCTGGTAACATCTCTGGAAATTATTTACTTGGCAATGGCGCATTCATAACTGGTATCACAGCAACAAACATTGCCGCTGGCGCACTAACTGGAACAACTCTTAGTTCCAACGTATTATATTCAAGTCTAAAAGTTGTAGACGATTTATTATATCTATCTGTAGTTGGTAATGTAACAACTGATGGTAGATTTATTGGATCAGGTGCTGGACTGACCAATCTACCGGGAGGCAACGTTACAGGACAAGTTGCCAACGCCCTTGTAGCAGGCACAGTTTATACCAATGCTCAACCAAACATAACTAGTGTTGGCACTCTAACATCATTAACCGCAACTGGTAATATCACTGGCAACTATTTTATCGGTAACGGTGCATTACTAACTGGCATATCTACTTCGGGTGTAAATGCCAATGCCTTGGTTGGAACAACACTAAGTTCCAACGTACTGTATTCAAGTTTACAAGTTGTTGGTAATTTACTTTATGTAAATGTTGATGGTAATATCACCACAACTGGTAGATTTATTGGATCAGGTGCTGGACTAACTGCGGTACCAGGCGCCAATATCACAGGCTCTGTAGCCAACGCCACTTATGCTGTCACAGCAGGAACTGCATATTCAGTTGCAGGTGCAAACGTTACAGGCACAGTGGCCAATGCCGCTTATGCCACAAGCGCCGGCGTTGCCGCAACTGCCAACACAGCCAATACCGCCACCTATGCTAATACAGCAAATACTGTGGCAGGTGCAAACGTTACAGGCACAGTGGCCAATGCCGCTTATGCCACTGCCGCAGGTAGTGCTACCACAGCAACAACTGCCACAACAGCAGGCACAGTGACCACTGCCGCACAACCTAATATTACCAGTGTTGGCACATTAACATCAGTCTCGGTGTCGGGTAATGCCACCGCAGGAAATATATTAACTGGTGGTAAAATTAGTGCTGTTGGAAACGTTACTGGCAATTACTTTATTGGTAATGGTAGCCAGTTAACTGGCGTGGCCGCATCAAATGTCAGCGCCAACGCATTAATTGGTGAAGTTCTGAGTTCCAATGTACTCTACTCAAGTTTAAAAGTTGTAGATGATTTATTATATCTATCTGTAGTTGGTAATGTAACAACTGATGGTAGGTTTATTGGATCAGGTGCTGGCTTAACAAACATACCTGGATCCAATGTCACTGGCACCGTGGCCAATGCCACCTATGCCACTGCCGCTGGTAGTGCCATTACAGCCACCTATGCTAATATAGCAAATACTGTGGCAGGCGCTAATGTCACTGGCACCGTGGCCAATGCCACCTATGCTGTCACTGCTGGATCAGCAACCACCGCTGGTACAGTAACCACTGCCGCACAACCCAATATTACTTCGGTTGGCACACTGACTTCGGTCACTGTTACTGGCAATGCCATCGCAGGAAATATATCAACCAGCGGTAAAATCAGCGCAACTGGCAACGTTACAGGCAATTACTTTATCGGTAATGGTCGTCAACTGACTGGAATTTTAGCAACCGAAGTTGGCGTACTGACAAACCTGAGTGTAACCGGTAATACTCAAACTGGCAATCTGCTCACAGGTGGATTGATCAGTGCTGTAGGAAACATCAGAACCACTGGCAATATCACAGGCAATTACTTTATTGGTAACGGTGCATTTCTAACAGGTATTACAGTGGCAGCCGGTACTGCTATTGTGAATGGTAATAGCAATGTCAATGTTGGCGCTAATGGAAATGTCACAGTTGGAGTGACTGGAGTCAGCAATGTTGCAGTATTTGATCCCACAGGAGTCTCGGTTGCAGGTTTAGTATCAGCAACAGGCAACATTACCGGCAACTATCTACTGGGCAACGGTGCATTTATAACTGGATTGCCTGCAGGATATAGCAATGCTGATGTGGCCAATTACCTGCCCACATACACAGGAAATTTGGTCAGTTTAACTGGACCAGTAACAACAACTTCAAACATCACTGGCGGCAATGTTCTAACAGGTGGCTTGATATCAGCCACAGGCAATGTCTCTGGCAACTATATTTTAGGTAATGGTGCGTTACTAACTGGTGTTATCACAAGTGTGGCCAACATCAACAACGGCACAAGTAATGTAACTGTTGTAAGTTCAGGTGGCAACATCACTGTGGGCGTTGGTGGAACTGCTAATGTAGCGGTGTTTGCCACAACAGGTGAATATGTCACAGGTTTGATCAGTGCAAGTGGCAACATAATCGGTGGTAATTTACTCACCGGTGGAGAAGTAAGTGCAGTTGGAAATATCAGCGGCAATTATTTTATTGGTAATGGTAGCCAACTGACAGGTGTTGCGGCATCAAGTGTAAATGCCAATGCCCTGATTGGTAATACACTAAGTTCAAATGTACTATATTCAAGTCTAACTCAAGTTGGCACACTGGCCAACTTATCTGTTACGGCCAACGTAACTGGCGGTAACATATTAACAGGTGGATTGATTTCGTCTACTGGCAATATTACCGGTGGTAACATCAATACTGCTGGTTTGGTATCAACTAAAGACTTCGGCATAACTGGTAATATCACAGGTAACTTGATACCCAGCGCCAATGTCACTTACAATATTGGTAACGCCACAAACGCTTTTAAAGATTTGTACCTAAGTGGAAACAGTATCTACTTAGGTGCTCAAACAATTAGTTCTAATGCCACCGGTATCACTGTAAGCACAGGAGATTTGGCAGGTAGTAATGTTAATGCCTCCAATGCTGTTACTGCTGGAACCACAGTCTCTGCGGTTGGTAACGTAACTGGTGGTAACATACTCACAAGTGGATTGATAAGTGCTACTGGTAATGCTACGGCTGGCAATGTGTTTACTGCTGGAGTGGTATCAGCAACTGCTAACGTAACTGGTGGTAACATACTCACAGGTGGATTGATAAGTGCCACATCGACTATAACATCATCTGCTAACATAACAGGTGCTAATTTAATTACAAGTGGTTTAGCAACAGTGTCTGGCAATGTAACTGGTGGCAATTTTCTAACTGCGGGACTTGTCAGTGCCACATCAACCATAACATCATCTGCCAACATAACTGGCGGCAACATACTCACAGCAGGATTGATCAGCGCCACTGGTAATGTTATTGGTGGCAATGTTAATACTAGTAATATTCAACCACTCAGCGGTGCACTAACAATTGCCACTGCTTCTGGCAACCTTAACTTACAACCTGCTGGCAATATTGTTTTGTCCAACACTATTATTACTGGTGTTGCATATCCGCAACAAGACACGGATGCCGCAAGCAAGATATACGTTGACAACTTTGCCACAACTGGTATCAGTTACCACCAACCAGTGGCTGCAGCCACTAACACAACGCTGGCGGCAGCCACTGGTGGCACGATTACATACACTCAACCCAATGGCGTGGCCAACGGCGTTGGTGCATTGCTACAAACAACTGGTTCATTCAATCTAATAGACACTGCTAATATTCAAACAGTTGGTACCAGAGTACTGGTCAAGAATGAAGCCAATGCAGTATACAATGGCGTGTATACTTGGTCAAACGCAACTGCTATTGTGCGGTCAACTGACACAGACCAATACGGTGCAAATAGCACAGAAGAGTTGAGTATTAATGACTACTTCTTTGTAAGTGGTGGTAATGTTAACGCTGGCAGTGCTTATGTGGTCAGTGCA